CAGAAATGGTGCTATAGCTTTAAAGAATATGGTTGTAGCAACAAGGGCGGCTACTGGAGCAACAGCATCATTAAAGGCTATGATGGCATCTACTCCTTGGGGTTTTATAGCTCAAGCTATAACTACTATAGCAGGAGCTTATTTCATTATGGGAGAGGAGGCTAGTGAGGCTGAAATGAAACAAACTAGACTTAATGATGCCATGAACCAATCATTAGATGGCATATTTGAGCATAATGAAGCATCAACAAAGAGAGCTGATTTAATGAGAGCTTTTAAAGATGATTTCCCTGGTATTTTAAATTTTCTTGACATGGAGAGAGCAACAAACGCTCAGTTAATGGAATTAAAAAATACTATGGCCAAGCAGGATATGCAGGATATAAAAAAGAAACTAATAGACCTAAAGACGCAACAAGAATTAGGAGCGTCAATGATTGAGTCAAAGAAAAAAGATATTGCTGAATCAACAGCATTACTAAAAAAAGGAGTTGATGAAAATGGTAAGATTTTAGGCAAGGAAGCTAAATATCAAGCTGGTCTTGATGTTGAAACAAAGAAAAGAAGGTTGAAAGTTCTTAAAAATCAACAAGTGTATCGTCAAATTAATTTAGACGACATAAATAGAAGTGTAGCTCAAAGAATAGCAACTCTTAAAAGTGCAGATAATCTTATTATAAAAAATGGTGAGACTTTTAGAAAGGCCATGGAAATACAATTTCTAACAGAGCTTGGTAATTTCAGGAAGATGTCTGAACAAGAACAAGTTATAGAGCTTGAAAGAAGTAAGGAGAGATTAGGTTATCTTGAAGCTGTGACAGGATACAATAACATTCTTGGGGAATCAGTTAGTAAATTTGGAGAAGTAACCGATACTGCTAAGGCTGAAGCTACTGCATTTCTAGCAACCCTAGACAAAGATTGGGCTACAAAAATAGAAAACAGCAAAGAGAATGTTCAGGACTTAAATATTGAGCTTTCTGTATTTAGAAAATTTGTAACTAATATTGATGCTGCTTTAGTAAGGTCAGGAAAGTCTTTTGAGGGTTCTGCATTATCAGGAGTTTTATTGCAGAAAACAAAAGATAACTACAAAGACCTTATAAAAGTGATGGATGGCATGATAGAAGATACTTTTGTTAAAATGTCTGCTGCTACTATAAATGAACTTAAACTTGCTGAAGCTAAATACGCTAAACAAACAGAGCTATCTCTAGTTAATACAGCTAATATGAAAACCTTAATGAAGGAGGGTAATACTGCATTAATATCAGCGACCATAAAAGCAAATAAAACGAAATTTGATGTAATTAAAAAATTAACAACTAAGCAATACAATGAGGCTATAAGCGGTGAAGCAGGTCATAATACTGCAATAATGGCCCTCCTTCAAGCTATGTTAGATGAGGAAGTTGCAAAAAGAGCAACTAATGACGCTATAGTCATAGCTATGGGTGAGGCTAGTGCAGCAGAGTTGGCATCAATAGAGGCAAAAGCCAGAATGCATGATTCTGAACTGAACCTAAGAGCTGTTAAAGCAAAGACAAAAGCAACAATGAGGGGTGAGAAAGACTCTTTTAGAGCAATAAGCCAGATAAGGGCAGCAGAGCAGCAACTCATGAAAGATAAAACAAACCAAATTCAAACAGAAAGCACTAGGCAGCAAGCAGTGCAAAACTCTTTTCATATAAGGGCAGTAAAAATGAATAAAGATTCACATGATGCAAAGTTAATAGATGATGCAGCTTATCTTAAAGAACATGAAAGGTTGGTGCAGCAGAATACTGATGCTATAGCTAGGATTAAGAATACTGCTACTGCTAAAACTAATGAAGTTAAAGCAGAGGATGCAGATGCAGACGTAGCGGCTTTCCAAGAGAAGTTGCAGAAAGCTACAATGTATTATAGCACTGCCTTTGATGCTTTCAGTACATATATGAACAACAAGTGGGAGTTAGAAATGCAGTCTATAAATGAGGAGAGAGATATTAGACAAGAAGAGCTTTCTGATGAGTTAGAACAAAAGCTTGTAGAGTTAGATGGAAATGAAGTTGCTCAAGAAAACATGAGAACTCATTATGCTGAGTTAGAAAGGGTTAGTGAGCAAAAAAGAGAGGAGGAACTGTTAGTAATTAAAAAGAAGCAGTTTGCTATGAAAAAAGCTAATGATATTGTTATGGCTATCATTAACGGAGCTGTTGCTTTAACTACTATTTCTGGTCAACTGGGTATTGGAGCTATTGTAGGTGCTCCACTAATGGCTACATTTATTGCAGCTCAGATTGCAGCTATTGCTTCTCAGAAGTTTGTTGGAGCTCAAGGTGGTATAATACCAGGAGGAGATGATAAGTTTGCTAAAGGAGGAATGGTTGTAGGGCCAAGGCATGCTCAAGGTGGGGTTAAATTTAATGTTGGAGGGAGAGTGTCTGAATTAGAAGGAGGTGAGGCTGTTATTAATAGGCGTTCAACTGCTATGTATGGGCCTGAACTATCAGCTATGAATGTAGCTGGAGGAGGAAGGAGTTTTGAGGCTGGAGGTGTTCTACCTGGCGTTAGTAATAGAGTTAATGAAATGGGTTTTGGTAATATGGATACTATCATTACTGGATTAGGCCAACAAGTTGTTGCTGGTGTTAATAGTAAGCAAGTAATAGTTACTGAGTCTTCAATTACATCATCACAAGCTAATGTAAGTGTTGCTGAGTTAACTTCAAGCATATTCTAATAATTTTACTATATTTGCAGTATGAAAATATTAATTAGATTATTTTGGAATTATTTAGCTGGTAAAGGAGTGAAGAAAGCCTCAGAAAAGTTATTTAATAAACGCATAGCAATATGCAGAGAGAACTCTTGTGGTGAGTATTCAAAACCCTTTGGAATAAGGTCTATTGAAAAGTGTAATAGTTGTGGGTGCTTCCTTAATTTGAAAGCAAAAATAGATGAATTTTATATTGAATGTCCAAAAAAACTTTGGTAATGAAGATAACAAGACCTATAAACATAAAAATTGATTGGAGTGATATTCCAAAAGAAACTCAACAGGATATAAAGAAAGACCTTGATATAGTAAGATTAAGACTTAAAGATAAAAAAGAAGCTTTAATAAGACTGTTTGAGCATTACAACTTATATAAGTGGGGAAACTACGGAGCTACAGCAGTTACTTGTGGTAATTGTGTTAACAATGTTATTTCAACATTTAATAATAAAATAGATAAATATGGCAAATAAACAAAAGATTGTTATGGAATTTAGAGACATTCTTTATGAGCAAATAAGCAAAAGGTTTGGTGATGAGTTTGCTTTAAAAGACACTATATATCATCTTTCTGAATTAGGATTAATACCTCCTAAGACACTTAGAAATTATATGATGATAAAAGACTTTGATAGATTTATTGTTGACAACAGAGGACATGTAGGTAATACTTTTATAGATGTTTCTATTAAATATGATATATCAGAAAAGCAGGCTAAAAATATTGTATATAAACAAAGAGATTCATTTAATCACAACTCTAACATAAGGAGTTATGATTGTGAATAACTATCTTAGGTTCTAAAGCCCAGAATTTCTTACAGCAAACTGTATGTATATGAGAGTCTTCTTCAAAAAGTGCGTCCATAACTCCTTTAAGTAAGTTATCTATGTCTGGCCTTTTATCATGATATTTACCATTAAACTCTAACTTCTTCTTTTTACTCCATGATTTTGGCATAGCTATATAGAAGTCCATAAATATCTCTTTATCAATATCTACACTATACTTAGTGAAAAGTAATCTAAGCTCATCTTTATAAGCCCAGTATTTCATTACGCATGGTCTTTTTTTCCAGGTATCAGCTCTTGTCATCCGAGGCTTCGGAACTGCTGCTATTTTCAATTCTTGCATCTTCTTTTCTTTTTTCCATCATAGTATTAATACCTTGCATAATTCCTCTTGCAGTAACATCTTTGTCCACATACTTTTTACATCCTGGGCATTTAAGGTGTTTTTTTGTTCTATACCATTTTCTTTTACAACAAGATGTTATCATTAAATCATCATCTTTAATGAAGTGTCTATCAAAATCTTCTTGATTAAATTTGCTTGAATCAAATTCTTTATTCTCCTCCATCTTTTATTTTTTCTAATTCAAACTCTAAGTGTGCTATTGCTTTAGTAATACAATCTACAGGAGTATCATGTTTGTGATACGCTCTCAATATATATGTAGTTGCGGTGGCGAGGTGATAAGGAAGTTCAAAGTTATCGCATACCTTTCTAGCTTCATATCCATTCTTACCTTTATAATAAGATGGCACTCTTAAATCTACCCCTAATGGGTCAGAT